TGGACTAGCCAACGTACTTGCGGCTGGTTCGGTTGCAACCGCAGCAGCAGGCCAAAACACTGCCGCAGGATTGACTATCGCAGTCTTCCAGGAAGCAGTCGGCAAATTGCCAGAATTTGCCGGAATGAATCCGGTTTGGTTCTGTCATAAAGCCGTTTTCTGGAACGTCCTCGCAAGGCTCCAACTCGCAGCCGGCGGCAACAACTACGTCGACCTCGGAAGCGGGCCAGTCTTGCAGTTCATGGGCTACCCGGTGCAGTTCACGCAAGTTATGCCAAGCACGATCAGCGGAGGAACCAAGTTGGCGTACATCGGTGACTTGTCGATGGCATCCACCCTTGGACTTCGTCGCGGCGTCAGCGTTGTTGCTGACTCTAGCCGTTACATGGAATTTGATCAAACCGCTTTCCGTTCGATCACTCGTTGGGACTTCAACGTCCACGAAATCGGCGATGCAAGCAACGCAGGGCCAATTGTACAAGTCAAGGCCGCAGCGTAATTAACCGAACCACTCAACGAAAGGAACTGACGTTATGAATCCACTACAACAGTGCAAATTTGTCACCGCGATTAAACCCGGTGCATTGATCGATAACAACACGGCTACGGCCGACGTTGTTGACACCAGAGGTTACGACTACGCAACGATCATCGTGCAACTCGGTGCGACCGATATTGCGATGACTGCGTTGAAGTTGCAAGCCTCTTCGACCAGCGGCGGAGTTTACGCTGACATCACCGGAGCGACCTTCGCAGGAGGCAGCGGTCTTGGCGGTGCAACGCTCGCTCTTCCGAGTGCAACCGATGATGGGCAGACCTGTGTCTTCCAGATCGATTTGCGAGGCAAGGAGCCATTCTTGAAGGTTGTTGCAACCTTTGGCGATGGAACCAGCGGTGGCTACATCGCATCCGTTGCGGTTTTGTCCCGTGGCAAGATTGCTCCGACAACCTCGACGGGTGCAGCGGACGGTGACGTTTGCCGAGTGGTCTAGTCTTATGGACTTGATACTCAATCAATTTTGGCAAGGGCTACCAGCCGGTTATCGGTTGGTAGCAGTGCCTATAGGACAGGCTGAGTTGATGATTGCCAGAGGGCTTGCAGATGCGGCTAATACCAGAGCTAGTGACCGGGCCGACGACCGAGCCTGTGACACTGAGCGAAGCAAAAAAACAGCTCGAAATCGCAAGTAGTGATACTACGCACGATGTTCACCTATCCGCATTGATTCAGGCGGCTAGGGAGCAGTGGGAGCATGATACCGATACGGTCACTTGCTACCAAACGCTCCGCTTGCGGGTAGGTTCGCTCTTCGATGGATTTACGCTATTGCGATCACCGATCCATTCGATCACATCAATACAGTACTACGACGGAAATAACGCATTGCAGACGCTATCGAGCAGTCTTTATCAGTTGCACGTCGATCAATTCAGGCTTGCCTATCAAGTAAGCCTACCAGCGACCGCATCGCGTTGGGATGCGTGGACGATCCAATACAAATGCGGTTATTCGCAAGACGGGCAAAGCGTACCAGAGGCGGCAAAAGCGGCTATTAAATTGCTGGTTGCTCATTACTTTGAGAACAGGGACATGCTCATGAGCGAAGCATTGCAGACGATGCGACCGTACGAGATGTTGGTTCGTCGTTACATGCGGAGTAGTTACCCATGAGCGGACGACCTAAAGACCTGCGAGTCGGAAGACTTCGCCAGCGATGCACGATTCAACAGAAGGTTGAGACGCAAGACGCATCCGGCCAGCCGGTTGTGTCGTGGTCTAATTACGTCGTGGGCGAGCCTTGCGAGTATCACCCAACAGGCGGGACGGAATCGATGCGAGGGCGCCAACTCGAAGCGGGAACAAGGGCAGTTTTTCGCGTCAGGTATCGAAGCGGTTACAACACGCAGATGCAAGTCGTTTACGATGGCGAAAACTACGGCATCACGCACATCAACCCGGTCGATGGCTTGCGAAGATACATTGACCTTATCTGCTCGGTGGTGATGTAATGAGCAGCAGCATCGAAATCAACATGGACTTAATCAAGGCAATCGGAGCGATCCCGTTAACGCTTCGCAATGGGCCCTTTGGTCGATGCTTGGGAGAGTTTGCGAAGCCTATCGCACGAGCCACAGAGCCGCTATCGAGATCATCGAGGGAGAGCGAAAGCCGTAAGCGATGGAGCAAGAAGTTCAAAGGCAATCCGGCATTCAGCAACGATTCACGCAAGCATATCGGCCACAAGGTAGGTAAAAGTGGCGTGGCCGTGTGGATCGGTGCCCAATACCCAAAGGGCAACAAGCAGCAGTTTGTTATGCCGTACAAAAAGGGCACGTCGTATACGCGGCATCTTTGGGGGAAAAAGGGGCAGAAGGTTTTGAGGACTTCGCGTCGCGGGAATCAATACTATGCAACCGTGGGAGCGGATCCACAAACGGCGAACTTCCCAAACAACGAACGGGCACCAGTTCGGGCGTATGACCAAACGAGGTCGCAGGCGGAAGCGGCATTCCTCGACAGATTGCAAAAAGAGATAAAGGAGCTACGTCTTGGCTAAGAACATCACACTGACAGACACCGTAACCATCGCATCGAGCGGTACGACCTCAACAGCATGGACGATGCAAGGCGGGCGCGTACCGCTTGCTATCGTCACACCTTCGGCGTTGACGGGCACGGCGTTTACGTTTCAGGCATCCGCCGATCAGGGAACCAACTTCTACAACCTCTACAACGAGGGGACGCAATACAGCGTTAACGTGGGGACTAGCCGCTACATTGCACTCAATCCAAACGTCTTTGAAGGCGTCAAGGTTGTTCGCATTGTCAGCGGATCGAGCGAAGCGGCAGCGAGAACTATCGGCATCATTAGCGGGGAACTGTAATGTCAGCCATTGGCGAAGCGTTGCGTACTAAGTTGCTTTCATACTCGAGCGTATCAACGCTTATAGGGCAACGCATGTACCCAGATGTTTTGGTGCAAAAGGCAGAGCTTCCAGCAGTCATTTACTACGTCATCTCCACGCAACGCGATCACATGGTAAGCGGGCTAGGCAAGTCCGCACACGCACGGATTACGCTCGAATGTTTCGCACGGACTCGTACGGCGGCAAGTGCGATCAGCAGGGCGATTCGTGAGACTGGAATTGACTCGTTTCGCGGTGTTGTTGATGGCTACACCTTTTGCGGTATCGACTTTGACAGCGGCGATGAGTACATGCAAGATCCTCCAACCGATGGCAACCAGGAGCATCGGTATTTGGTTAGTTTCGACCTCCTGGTGCATTACAAGGAGCCTTAAACATGGCGGCTTTAACTGTTGCAGATACCGGGTTGGGGGCAACCATTTCCGGTACTGGTTTGGTAACTACTCAGATCACTCGAATCGGAGATTTCAATATCTCGGTCGATGCATTGGATATTACGCATTTAGGCACCACTCTTTACGAGTTGCTACGACCAAGCGACTTGCGAAAGAATCCAGAGATTGAGATTGAGTTCAATTGGCTAGGAGCCGCTCCACCGATCACTACTTCGATGATTCCATCGGCGGAGCCATACGCTGGAATCTCGGTAACGCTTACCTTCCCAGGAGCGGGAAGCGTGCAGGGCACGGCGTTCGTCAAGAACGTGAAATTTCCTTCGTGCGAAAAGGGTGTTATCATGCGAGGGAGTTACACCATACAGTTTGACGGTGCAACGTCATTGACATTCACAGCGGCTTAGTAAGGGGTTTTTATGTTTGCTATCAAGCAACAAATGGGTTTGCGTGCCGATGGGGTATTGATCCCGTTGGCACAGTTTCAGGTGCTATTCGATGGAGTCTTGGTTGGCTACTTGCCACACGGCAAGGAATCGCAGTTGCAAGCGTTGTTTCACTTTCCACACGACGAGCTGAACGCCGACGCTATCGCATCGCTTGAACTACAAGCGGAGCAAGCGTTAGGTCATCCTGTCAAGGTGCTACCGCCTGAGCAATTCTCCCGGCAGTTTGTCGAGGAAGCAAAGCGGATCATCGAAGGAGAAGATGACGATGAGTGAACTAGATAGATTTCTTGCAGCGGCATCGCGTCCACTTCGTACAATCGAGGTTCGCATCGGATCGGAAGTGTTTACGCTTCGTGAACTATGCGAGTCTGATGCGGCGGACATGGAAGTCTCAATGCAGTCGGGCGAGAAATTCGATTTTGCGAAGCATCGAAGATTACTTGTGTCGTATTGCTTGGTAGGGGCCGACGGCGAGCGGATCGTAAAAGACTCCGACACGCTCAAGCAACTGCCAAGGCTGACCGTGGGCAAGTTGTACGAGC